AAGCACATCTTTGCCTGTCTGCATCAAAGTTGCAGTAAGCTTAACATTTCTTTGCCCTTCAAATTCTTGAACCTTGTTCCCTGTTTCGTCACTTACTGCTTCTGTTTCTGTTTGATCTGATAACACGGTCTCTTGAATATAACCCAAATCAATCGCTGATGCACCAGTTATTGGAGTTCCGCTATCATCAACTTCTAAGATTTTGATAATACCGCCACCATATTTAGTTATGGCACCTTTATCTCTTGTTATTGTCCATTCTGGCATAGTTACCTCCTTTATTAGTTAACATAAACTATTTGAAAAATAAATTCTACTATTCCTAAATCATCACCAGCATTAAATACTGGTGAAATTTTAATTAAATCAAAATATTCAACTCCATCTATTTTGTATAAATCTAATTCACTATCAATCCATTGTTTTACATCTTCAATAAAAATTTCAATTGTATCTTTTAATTTATCTGGATTTCTATCATCAGCATACAAAACACAACTTACTCCTATTTCAAAAGTTGAAATTCTTGTATTCTCCCATCGTTTAATATCTTCACTTAAAGCAAATATCATCACAAACGGAGTATTTGAGTAATTAATCTCATCTAAAGATAAAGCTCTAAATGTTACATTTTTGACTTTTTCAAGTCTTAGCAAATCAGTCTTCAAAGTATTTAGAATTTCATTTCTCATTCTTAAAATCTTTCAAAATTTCATATCTTAAACCTTGACTAATTTTTTCACGCAACTTCTCAATTGCTTTTTGAATAGCAGGTCTCAAATAAGCTCTTGATGGGAATTTCAAAACACTTCCAAACAATGCCACACGCCTTGATGCATTACCAAGTTCAGTCCCTTTATGTTGAAAATAAAGCATCCAGAAATATCGTCTCATATTTGGTGTAACCGTAATTAGCCCGCCGTATTCGTGAAGCCTTGCATAAGGCACTTTAGTATATCGTTCAAAGGTAACTTTATTCTCAGTAATAGTTCTTTTTGTTACACTATCACTTGAACTGCCAAGCCACGAATTTGCGAGTCTTTTAGATTTCAAAAGCAATTGGCTTCCACCACCACCCCAGATTGTTTTTGGTGTTCCACTTGCATCAAAATTCTGAATAATAGATTGATATAAATCTTGCTCAAACCAATCTTCAATTGCTTTTAAAATCTCACTCATACATTATACCTGCGATATTTTTGAAATCTTGTTTCAAAAATTCTTTGCTCAGCATTTTTATCAAAATTTTCCGTCATTCCCATTTGAGGTCTATTCTTTTGGATTACAAATAACATTCCCTGCCCTTGCGAGCTTTCATTGAAATACAAACTTGCAAGCTCTAAAATCCCAAGTTTAATATCTTTCGGTAATTCAATATCATCATAACCAGCATTATAACTAATTTGATAGTTTTGATTCCCAGCATCAAATAGCCCACCTTCAAGGATTATCATTGCTTTGTCTTTAATAATAAGTCTTGAATAATCAATACCTTGAACTAACATCTTAAAACTTCCTGTTAAACTATCATACTTGCCAATACTTAACACACTATTTACTGGATAATTATTCAAAATTAATCTATCTGAATTATCGCCATCATATAATTCAACATAATCTTTTTTTCTAAAATCATAATTCAAATAATTAATAGCATTATCAACTGCAATATCAATTAGCAATTGAATAAAATTATCCAGTTCAGTATTAGTCTGGTCAAGCTTATTAAATTCTTTGAATTCAAAAATGCTTATCATTTTTTAATAATCCCTAAATCAGTATAAAGTTTAAGCAAGATGACATAATTTTTTAACTCAAAATATTTTGAGTAATTGATTACAATTACATCACCTTTTTTGTATTTACCATAATCTTTAATGAATTTTACTAAACACTTAACCATATAAATCCTAAAGGGGGCAAAGCCCCCATTAAATTATTATCCAAATATTGCAGAATAACCCTTCAAAAGCCCAGGGTTAAATGCAATTCTTTCTTGCATCAAGATACCAACTTGACCACTCGGCCAGAGCGAAGTTCCATTGACTGTCGCTTCTTTACTTACTTCGTAAGTTATTTCACTTCTAACACCAAATATACTATTTTCAAAATTACCAAAGATAATATAAGGTCTATTTTCAAGTGTTGCAGAAACCGCTGGTGCTTTTTCAATTAACACAACTGGGAAGCCAAAAAGTGTTGCAGGATTACCTGCATTAGCATCGTAAATTAAAGGCCTACCTGTGCTATCTTTTAATTCTCTCACCTTAGCAAAAACTGTCCTATGCATTGCCCACTTTGCACCAGTTAAAAGTGACTGGTCTAAATTATAAACAGCCTCTAATAAAACATCATAACTCAAATTTGATATAGAACCTAATAAATCATAAGAGTAACCAAAATTTGCTGGAGTAACACCAGTGCTGAAAATACCAGTAAATGGTGAGGCATCAGAGAAGCAAGCCGAATCCTCTTTTTGTGCGATTGCTTTAGCAAGTTGCTGAATTATGAAATCACTAACATCTACAATAGCATCTTCCAGCAACTCCCGTGTTACTACTACAAGACCGATTAATTTCTGTGCCGTTAAAGTAAGTTGGTTAAGAGTTGGTTTTGAAGATGTTGCCTCTATACCTTCATTTACAAAATATGCCGTTGCACCAGTATTTACGCTTGGAATATTAACTATAGGGTTACTACCCATCGGCATAATTGTAAAGAGTTTTCGTGCTTGTCCATAAGTAGAAAGCAATTCTAAAATCTTCGGTTTAGTAACCTCTGGCACTAAATAACCACCATCAGAAGCAGTGCCTTCTTTCATAGGATCTGCCGCCTTGCCGACAACCATATTATAAGCATTCTTCAAAGATTTAGAAAACGCAATAGTTGGATTTTTCTCTTCATCTTCAAGTTTCACTTCAGGTTTAGTCGCATTGCTTTGTTTAAATGCTTCTAAAACGGAAGCCGTGATAATAGCTTTAATTTCATCAGATGTGAAATTATAAGTTGCTTGATTTTCCATTTTTACCTCCATATTCAAATTAGTTAAACATCGTTAATTGATGTTACCCTTAATTTGACTAATAGCTCCAGCAACAGCTTCTTTGACAAGCTTTGTCAAATCGCTATTGCCTACTATCTCTGTCTTCCGAGTAACATCTTTTTTAATAAACTTCTCAAATTGTTCGAGTTTAGAATTAAGCTCTAAAATACTTTCTTGCACTAATTTCAATTCATCACTTTCAGTATTAGACTTAATGTTATCAATTGTTTTTCTTAAGTTTTCAATCTCGGCAAGTGTTTTTTTGTTTTCTTGCATGAGCTCTTCAATTTTGTTCTTAAATTCAAGTTCTTCAATTAATTTAATTCCTTCATAACTTTTGACAATTGATCTCCCTATAGTAATAGCATCTGGATTTGCGGGAATTGACACCGCTGAGTATTCCACAAGCTCCCACTTATTAAATAAATATCCATTTTCTAAATCAACAGCTTCTTGCCAATCAGGAATAAATCCAATTGACCACGCATTCATTACACCTTCTTTGTATAATTGATAAATGTCACTTGCAAAATCAATTGATGCAAATTTTGTTTTTGCTAAAATTCCATCTTTTTCGTTTTTACGCCATAGTGATTTAGCAATTACCCAGTTTGGATTATGATTAAAAAGCACAATTGGGTTTTTTTCGTAATTACTTAAATCCGCCCCCATTGGATTCACAATATCACCATATCTATCTTTTGTCATGGTTGTAATATAATGCACCACCGATCTTTCATTGTCGTTAAACTCTTTATTTACATCTTGAAAAGTTAAAATTTTCTTTTCCATAGCAAACTCCATTAATTATGTGTT